TTTTGGCAAGCGCCATCATGCAACCCCATACTAATCTGTTGTTTTTGGAGTAAAGCCCGGATATGAAGTCACTCGCATAATCGCATATCAACTCAGGATTTCTCTCGCCGATTTCATACAGTACCTTGATACAGTCATTTGCGACTGCTTTATCTGAGCCTTTGAATCCATCGACAATTTCCTTGATTCCGCTTGTATCACGGCTTTGACAGAGGTGTTTGGCTAATTCAATATTCGGTGTTTCATCATTCCGTCCGAGTTTACAGGCTAATCTTTCAATCATACAGACACCTCCTCATTGCATATCACCGAAACTCATATGGTCGATGTTTTCAAATCGTGATGATTATATATACCGTCAGGGTACGCTTCAATATAGCCATTAACGGTGAATAACTCTCCGCATTTAGGACATTGGTACTCGTCACACTCAATCGAATATATTGTTTCTGTACCCATATTTCGTTCACTTGACGATTCGTTATGAACATAATCGAACCAGTTTTCAGTTACCTTTTCATAACAATGGGGACAATCAACCTCCTGAATAAACAATGAGAACGATTCCCACATTGAGTAATTCTCAGATATTTCGATACTTAATGCTTCAATTAGTTCTTTATGTTCAGCATAAGCATCGTTACTCACAGATGATTCATGTTTTCTCAACAAAGAATCCAACTTAACATCATTGTCTTGATTGATGTATCTTGGTGATGACAACTGCTCCATCTTTATTTTTCTATAGGTTGATTTGAGTTCGCTGTATTTCTCAGCACCGTTTTTTTGTAGCCAGTCGAAAACACGCGGAATCGCATCCTTAATACGTTTATTAAGTTCGCCGCCTATATTCTCAAGCACCCCATCAAAAACAATTTCCCAAAAATCTTTTTTATTCTCGTCACTCATATCATAATACCTCCAAGTAACTCAAGTGTACTAACCCCTATTATTTACATATTAAATGAGCTTCTTAATCATCAATTACAATCTTATCAAATGCGGCTGAAAACTCGCTTGTCCTGTGTTCTTGGTTATAGAATGGAAAACCCCATACATGATATTCGTTATCGTCCATGAATGTTTTAATAGGAATCCCCCGGCTCTCAATATCTAAAAGGAAATCCTCTTTCCACTTATCGCCAGTTATCAAATGGCTTCCTTTTGGCTCAACAAAGATTTGGTATTGCTCATACCCGGTTGAGTTACTCTTTTGAAGAAATAGCAAATAGTCAGGCTCAAACCGTTCCCCACCCACAAACGAGTATAGAACAAGCTGTCTTTCGTTTCGGACAAGATAAACCTTTTCGTAGATTCTTTTTAACTCATCCACACGCGAAGCGAAGTATGCTATGAATGGTTTTTCCTCCGTTGTGCCGTAATCATCGACAAAGGCATACCAGTCCGCATCGGCAAGGTTTATTCTCCATTCGGGTCGGACAGAAGGAGCGTTTTGAGAAATACCCTCGCCCTCTCCGTGAGGATTGGTAATGTATTTTGTCTTGTTGCGAAAAACCTCTCGAACCCTTTTGTCGGTAAAATCCAAAGTGCCTTCATGCGTTTCTCTGATAGCTGTGATTTCATTTCCGATTCTGCTTAAAACGCTGTAACAGGCTTCATGAAGCACTGACATTGCAAGACGCTCATCACGGCTCTCAATAACTATTTGAATCTTGCCAAGGTAAGCGTCATCCAAAATAAACTCGCGTAATGATTTCAGGTTGGGGAAGTAACCGCTAAGAATATTAAACTTAAAAACATCTATACGGCGCATGGCTTTATGTACCACGGAATAGCTTATGTCAGCAATCTCTTTGATGTAAAGCCTATGTTTATATGTTTTTACGTTTGAGTCGGTGATTTCGCTCATCATCGTATCAATTACCGTTTTACCAGTCCTCTCCGCAAAAGAATATTCCCTGCCACGAATTGACGGTAGCAACTCATTCACGTCTTTGCGGCTTTTAACGACACGCCTGTTTTGAAAGACGAGTCCCGATTTATAAAAATCGTCATTTCTAAATTCATCTTTCAACCTATATTGCACTTCCGTTTGTCGTTCCGGCATAATGCCAGTAGCAATTAAAGCCTTGTTCAATTCGTCAATATAGCGGCTGTCATATTGGCAGTGATAATAAAGTTCCTCGCATATACGGAGCGGGTTATCAATGTCGTTGTCGTATTTGCGGTTGTATTTTTCATCGTCAGCATCTATGACAAATGGAAAATATCGAGCGCCACGTCCAATAAGCTGTGCTTCGGCGATGGTACTTGCTCCGGGTTTGCCGTCTTTAGCGTCACGGGTTTCATATAATCGAACAATATCAAAGAGATTGAGGACATCCCATCCCTCGTCCAGTTTCTTTACTTGAAATACTGCTCTGTAAGGATTATCTATATCTTCAAGTGAATTGAGGATAATTTGGCGTTCTGTTGCTTCCTTGTCATCGTTTGCTGAAATGCAGCGTTCGGCACTAAACTCATCGCGTAGTTCTTGTGCCAATTCATCAAAGCTAACCCCTTTTGACGCAAAATAATCTGCCATTCGCTTTACTTCGTCAAGCGGTGAATTGCCCAATATGCGTTCTATATCGCTTCTATTGAGTGACCTTATCATTTCATGGAATTGTTGCTGAAATAACTTGCTCTCTGCAATCGACTTCGCTTTGAATAGCACAACTGGCTTCACATAACGGCGATAATCTTGAAACACTTTTAGGCGATATTGACTGAACAGCAACGCCTGTATCGCACGGTCGATATAGTCAATGTCTGCACGAATTGCCTTTACTTGCTTTGAGTATTTTTCTTCCCGAAATTTACTGAGCGGGTAATCGAATATTATCTTATTCTCGTATTCTGCCAGTATATGAGGGTTTTTCAGGTCGCACGTCGCTGTAAACTCCAACAACAAATTATCTCTGTTAGCGTAGAAAATCCGCCTTACAGTAGTTTCCCAACTCATTGTAGACGCTTCTTGTTCCTTATTTGCTTTGCCGCGCCGAGTGTCTACGTTTAGGTGGTGCGCTTCATCGGCTATTAAAACCGTTTTTTGTTCACTAAAATCATCGAATGATGGAGAGTTTTCCTTTGCGTACCACATATCTAAGTGAAGCCCTTGTGTTGTTGTAAAGCATATGTTTATGGCATCCGGGCTTACACCTTGAAAGTTGCTCACTTCGTTTATTCTTACCGTTTCGCCGAAAATAACGATTTCATCAGCAAACAGGTATTTTGCGGATGCGGCATTTAGGAAGTTCTCCTTTGTCTTTTGCACGATATTGTCAAGGTTCACAAAGAAAAGGAAGTTACGATAACCACGCTGATAGAGATATACTATTAGCCCCGCCATGATGAGTGTTTTTCCGCTCCCAGTAGCCATGTGGAATAACACTTGCGTTGGATTTGGGCGTACATTATCATTCTCGAAGAATGTAATGAAATTTCGGAAAGCATCGCTTTGATACGGACGCAACACAAAATTCGGATTGAGGTTTTGAGGGATAACATCAGGTAGTTCTTTATAGCTATCCGGCGCATATTTACGGATGTTTTCTATTTCTTCAAAACGAAACGCCATTATTCGCCCTCCAATCCGTAAAAACTCCGGGTGAACGCTTTGTCTGCATCGCTAATTGAATAATCCTCATCGTCAATATCGGAGAGATTAACGTAGAGCATATTCATATCAAGCAAATCCATTAGTAACTGTTTTTTGTCGGAAAAAGATAAAGCCTCAAACTCTGCCGCATTTGCATCAATATCGGTCGGGTTGACCCGGCTGCTGATGTATCCTGTATTCATTATCTTGGACAGTAAAACCGACAACTCCGCGTCATTGTCTGCGGAAGAAATCTCATCAACGTATTGCTGATTGCATTTTGCCAACTCACAGTACACAAAAGAACCGCCGCTTTGCCAGTCAGTCACATCTGAAACACCGCGAGATTCACCGTTTATCACATTACAAAGTCGCTGTACCGTAGTCGTTTCGATATAGTCCATCTGCTCGCATAGGATATATCGCCTGTCCATTTTATGTGCGACAGCGCCTGTTGTGCCGGAGCCGGCAAAGAAATCAACGACAATATCTCCAGCGTTTGTGCATAGTTCAATAATCCTGTGGAGTAGCTTTTCAGGTTTTTTGCCTTTCCGCAATTCAACGCCGCCCTCATTATGTAAGTCATTGGGCAAAACGTCATCCCATATATCAGAAATAGGTTCTGAAAATGTCATTGCACCATCAATAAGCATCATTCTATCTTCTGCGAAAAGTAAGACTTGACCACCCTTCAAGTATAAGTCCTTTGCATTATCACGCTTATAAAGAAACACTTTGTCGGGATTCTTTTCTGAATCCCTTTTAGTTGGCAACGCATCTTGCCCAAAATCTGCATCAGTTCGGACTGCCAAACGGACAATTCTATCAGCATTTTTATAGACAAATTCTTCTATGACATTTTCATATGTATCGCCAAAATGTCGCTTCAATCCAGACTTTTTTATTCCATATGTATCTGCAAGGGCTTGAAGCACGGTCGTAAACTGCCACGATTCGTAGCCATCTTCATAATTCAGTATATAGTTGTTATATCTGTCATCATATCCTTTTGCGCTATATACCCTGTTTGGCTTCCATGATTCGCTGTTTTTTGAATACAGAACAACGTACTCCACGATATTCACAACACCCGGATTTATCACTTTAGCCCCGGTAACAGAACCGCGCTTTACGGTAATTATGTTCTTGCGATTTTCTTTGCCGAAAATTTCATCAAGCAGCACCAACAAATAAGCTAATTCGTAGTTATCAACGGAAATAGCTATTGTTCCCTGCCGTGACAATAGCTTGTGAGCAATCTCTAATCGGTTTTTCATGAATGTAAGCCATGTGCTATGGTTAAAACGGTCGTTGTACCCAAAACTGTCATTTCCTGTATTGTAAGGAACATCAATATAGATGCACTTTATGCTGTTCTCAAATATCCTCTGCAATGACGAAATGGCAAGCAAATTATTTCCCTTTATAATCAGATTATCGTTGGGCAAAAACTCTATATCCTCATCAGCACCATCCTGAGTATACCGTCGCGCTCCAACAAAAACCTTTGGGTATAGCAATCTGTCAATTTCATCGGGAGCAAGCGTAGTGTTATAGAAAACCTCGTCACGCTTTTGGTCATCTTTTGTTTGCCCTCCTTCGAGAACACAATCTTTGTACGGAAAGGCAAGGACAACGGAATCAGAAGTGGAAATCATATCGCCTCTGCTATCAATAAGACCAATGCGGTTTTTGAAACTGGTATAGCTGTCAGGTAGAAACTGACGATTGTTTATCATCCAGCCAAAACCAACTTTATCAAATACAAGTACGCCGTCTATCTCTGTGAAAAATTGTGCTTTTGTTTCGGTATTGGTCAGGAGCAAGCGAATCAGCCTTGCGTCCATATTCATAGCAGTTTCATAGACTTTGTTTCTGAGCAGAACTCCCTCGTCAGAATAAAAACGGTCATCTGCCTTTAACACATCTTCGAGTATATCGTAAAAATATGCCATTGTTCACAATTCTCCTTTGAAGTTAATGCTTCGATGTATATTTCAATAAGATTGACTATCATTCTTCATCTGCAACGGTTTCCATTATGTCGTTGATGCCGACATCTAATGCTGTACATATCTTTAGCAGAACATCAGTGGTTATGTTTTCGCCTTTGCTTAACTTGGCGATGGATGCTGTGCTAACGCCGGAAACACGTTTTAAGTCACGTTTATTCATTTTTTTGTCAATCAACAGCTTCCATAATTTGTTATAACTGATAATCATGCCAACCTCCTATTAGTTGCGAACGCTAAGTAAAAAGCCATATCGTCCATCGCTATCATCCATAGTGAACTCAATCACGTTAGCGTTGTCGTAGTCAATCTCAGGAATATCGTTTTCCAGAAGAATGATTTGTCCATATTGCTGGTTTTTTAGGAAATATCGGAACAAGGACGCTTTCATGCTGTCAGTTGCTTCTTCTCCATCTCTTTCTTTAAGTGACAATATGGGGGAGTCGATTACCAACAACTTGGGGGCGTACTTTCCGTGATTTGCAAGATAGCGCATGAATGAAAATGCCAGAACTGTATTTAGAAATGCTCTGAACCCTGAGCCCTCTGTTTCTTTCCTCCTACCATTTGTTACTACATCAAAACTATCTAAAGAGAATCGCGCAGTAAGGAATCTTTCAAACTTGCTGTTTTCAAGCATTTCTGAAAGATATTCACCCATTGTTTCAATAAATTCGCTACTAAAATGCTCCTTTGGCTTAAACCGTAATTCTGATTCTTCATCTTGCTCTATTGAACCTAAATCAGCGTTCATACCAACGGATAATGCTTTGATAACAGTCATTTCGTGCCTCATTTGCACAACGACACGATACTCGTTAAGCCTTTCCTTTAGTTCCGCCGCTTGCGGCTCTAACTTGTTGCGAATTACAGCCAAAACATCCTCGTTCTCTGCTCTCAACTCAACAAGCCGCTTTTCAAGATGTTCTTTATCGTCAGAAACCTCGTCAATTACTTCCCGGAGGTCTATCAGTTTAGCGTTGATTATCGTGATTTCTTCTTTGGTATCATGTTGGTGTGCTTCCCCATCTTCGGTTAGTTCGCTATCGCAGACTGGACACCGTGTAACAATAGGACTGTTCAATAATAACATCCCGCCATCGTTGATAAATTGTAATCGCTTAATATCCGATTGATACTGGCTATCAAGCGCTATATATCGGTCATGTAAAAAGCGACCTTCTTCAAGCCTTGCACTTATGTCATAGATTTGCTCAAGTAGTTTGCGACTTCTATTTGTAGCATCAATTATTTCATTCTCGGTTTCTGTGATGCGGTCAATAACCCTTTGCATTTCCGATTCTATGTTGATGCCCTCTAAAGGTATCATTGAATCTGCGATTCTTCCATGTTGTTCTGACAACTCCTGTAGCTTTTCATTTATGTAGTCACTTTTTGCCTTTTTTCTTGCTTTCTTTACTTCAGGCGTATCTTGGGTCGAAAATTCGCCATAATCTTTGCCGCCCATAAGAAAAAGTAACGCAGTTAGGGATGATGTTCTTTCGTAATATCCTGCTTTTGCCAGAATGGACTCCCTTTGCGAAACATCGTCATCGTTAATCATAATGGAATGTAAGAATGTCCGCCATGTTAGCGTTTGAGGTTGATAATATTGATTTTTGATGATTTTGTATTCATCTTTTATACCTATCAGAGATAACCAAAGGTCGCTCAGTTTTTGGTTTCCACGACCTGTACTATATTTACCGCTCTCAATTTCGGGGGAATGGCTTATGACATTTACAGAGTTTTTCCCAAGTTGGCGTTCAAGCCGAATCAAATTGCCTTCTTTGGTTTCGACTTCCATGATGATTGTGTCATAACCTGTTGATTCATCAAAAGGCTTTGTGCTGCTACCAAACAAATAATCAATGCAATAGAAGATATAACTCTTTCCAGTATTAGAAGGGCCACACACAATGTTCAGACCTTCTTCAAAGCATATGGAAGATTCAAGTACATTATCGCCTTTGGCGATTATTTTTTTGATAACAAAACTATTCATCATATCCTCCACGCAAATCTACAGTTGACCGGGACAGTATCTCTTTTATAATTTCTCTCTCGGTCTTATCGCCTATATATGCCGAAGCTGCTTTGGCGGTTTTTGCATATTCAGCGGCATAATCGCTTTTAAACGATTTGCAAAAAACCTCCCCCACATCATTTATGTGGAAATAATAACCATCGTTCCTCTGGTAAATATCTACCATATCTCTTTGAATGAGGATAACGATTGCTTTCTTCACTACAGCGCGCCGAGCGGAAAACTCGCCAAATTTATAATAGTTCTCGCCATGTAGATTTGATTCTGCGATACCAAACGCTCCCCCATATGTAGATATAAAGTCCATAGCAGAAATCATGTCTATTGTTTTGGGCTTATCATCAGCGATAAGAACGAGTAATACACGCAACGATATTTCAAAAGCGGAGTTAAAAACACTATTCATCCGCATTAACCCACCTTTTTATCGTGTCATCATTTGCAAGGATATGACATATACCCTTTTTTTGACTGTTCCCAATCCAATCAGTATCACGGCAGAGCCAACAACGGTCAATTCGTATTACTGCTGCCTGAGCCAATACTGCATTTAGCCTGATATATCCATTCTGGTGTTCTTGTTCCCATACCTCAATTACACCATCATAGGTTTCCTCTTTTAACACTTCAAATTGGTCAGGGTCTGTATCGCCGTATGTTTCTCGTGTTCCTTGCCTCACACTCTCAGCCGCATAAAAGTCCTTCCGTTGGCGCTTGTAATGCTCCCCATATTTTCTGTCATGTTGTTTCATCATTTCTTTAGAAAAGTCTGCAATGCCTTCCGCCTCACCATAAGCTGCCATCAATTTGCTTATATACAATAATTCGTACTCTGCCACTTCGTCTGGCGGTGTTATTGTTTTGAGCGGCTTAAAACGACTATTCGATGAAGCTGGTGTTGACTCGGACGCATCTTCCATCGTTGTAGATTCCTTTTTCACAGTTCTATTTCCAGTGCTGCACAGAAGAATTGCGTTTTCAATCAATTCAGCGCATTTAGCAGAAACATCAAGCGCTGTCGCTTCAATGCCCTTGTCCATAAGTGCATTAGCGATTGCGTCAAGTGCATCGCCGGACGATTCTTCTACAAACGCCTCGAATCGTTCTTTATCCGTATGGCGCAGTATTCTACTTGCATTTTTTTGTCCAATGGGGCGGCTTCCGTTGTAATAATTCTCAAGGGTTCGCGACACAAGCCCTCTGAGGGGATTGTAATCCCCGGAAGCATCTCCATCAGCGGGTTCTTCCATGAAATGGTCAATGAGTTCAAGGACAAAATCAGAGTTTGTCATTCCTTCCCCACAATATGGATAGAGCAGATTAGCAATGTCTGAAAATGTCACGGTCATGGAATCCCCCCTTTCTCTTTGTTCGCAAATGTTCGCAAGTGTTCGCGTATGTACGGAGCGAAAAACATAGCCAAATTATAATGAAATTGCTTGGAGTGATAGTTACAGAGCCGTTAATCAATGACCATTGAAACTTAGAGATGCACGGTAAGTAGTTTTAACTTCCAAGCAAGAACAGTTTATCATAATGCACCGTGGAAATCAACATTATTTTTACGTTCGCAAAAACACAGCCGATAGGAGGTGAGTTCCATGCGAGAAATACGAAATGTCGATGGACGGCTAATAGCCAAACTGGATGAGCAGACGGATACTATCATAATTCGTCAAAAGGGCTGCGATACGCACATCATTCGCAAATCAGACGGTTCGTATGAAGTAATCCACTTAAAAGAAGCAGCATAGTAACTGAAAAGCAATCTGATAGACCGCTTTGACGGCAGTTCAGAGGAAACCCAAATCGGGAATCCTCGACTGCCGTTTTTTATATCGGCAGTACAGGCTTCCCAAAAACAGGAGGGAAGCCATGAAAAACTACACAGAAAGCGATTACGCAATCAACAAGAAAGCTGACGGGATTGTATACCGCTTCGCCGACCAGACCGTGGAAGTCACCGTTGAGGATTATCTTCGGGAAAACCCCGGCAAGACCGCCGCCGACTTTGTGGCGCTCAAAACCCTGTCAGACGAGGACTACTACGAAACGGACAGGCGAGATTACCGCCAGACTTGGAAAAATACCCCATTAGACAAGCTGTTCGAGGAAGAAACCGCAATCCTCTCCATCTCCTCTATGGAAGATGACTACATCGAGCGTGAGGAACAGAGAGCTTTGTACGCAAAACAGAAATCTCTTGCCGCCAGCGCATTGGACATACTGACCGATACACAGCGGCGGCGGTATCTGATGTATCACGTTGATGGGCTAACTACCCGTCAAATCGCTGTAAAAGACGGAGTAGAACAGCGGACAGTTATGGATTCGCTTGAATGGGCAGCGAAAAAAATCAATAAATTTTTGAAAACCTCTAAAAAATAACCTCTCAAACTGCGCTTTTTTTCACGCCTTATAGGAGGACATTTTCCTCCGAGATGCTCTTTGACAAATACCGCGCCCTACGGCGGTCATACACAATAACCCAAATACATTCCGACTGCGACCCGATGAGGGGAAGCGAAAAAGGCTGCGCCGCCATAGTCAGCATGAGCAATCATGTTGACTGCGATAACCGCAATGCCTTGAACAAGCCTAATGGTACGGCTTGGCGCGATGACCCGCAGAAGGACACAATGATACTTCCGTCTGGCTATCTTCACAGAAAGGGACGGCTCGCCATCAGCATGGGGAGAGTTGCGAACCTTATCCGGCATCATACAAATGCCGGACAGGCTGGCACTATGACACTTCGACCAGAAGTGGTTTGGGTTATTCCTACTGCCGGGGGCGCGTGGCAAATGCGGCAGATATGAAACCAAACGTGTGATAACCGCACATTTGGCATGAACGAAAATCGAAGCCATCGGGATGGGTGGTGATAATCGTCACCCAGCCCGACGCTTTATATCTTACGCACCATATCAATACATCGAATGGAGATAACCATATGAACAGCAGACAAATCATGCGTGGCGATATGTTCTACGCAAATCTTAATCCGACCGTTGGTTCTGAGCAGGGCGATAACCGCCCAGTGTTGGTTGTTCAAAACAACGCTGGGAACACGCACAGCCCGACCGTGGTTGTCGTACCGATAACCCGCAACCTCAACAAGAAAGCAATGCCTACCCATGTGCTGCTCCCGCAGTCAAGCGGTCTTGATTCCGAATCGCTGGCACTGGTGGAGCAGATACGGACGATAGACCGCTCCCGCCTGACCGGGTACATAGGGCGTATCGGCGGCAACGAGCAAGCCGAGATTGATTCCGCCCTGTTGGTCTGTGTCGGCATCGAGAAGCGCCGCTCCCCAAAAGGAGAAATGATGACATTGACCCTCTGCCATCGCTGTGAAAACGGTTTCAGGGAGAGCGGCTACGTCCTCGTCAAAAAGGGCTGGCAGGAACACTTGGAAACTTGCGACTTCTGCAAGGTCAGGCAAGGCTTAACCTTTGGCATCTTCGGAACGCCATAAAATGGTAGACGCATTGAGGTTTCAAACCATGCGCAGGGCAACCGCCCGAACGGACACGCCCTGCGTATTCTTGAGGTTTTAATGAAGCACCAATCAAGCAGCCTTTTCCCAACTTGGGAAAAGGTCATTTTTATTGAAGGAGGCGATGAAGTGAGAACCACTCCGACAACACCAGATATATTGGTGGACATCCGCACGGTATCGGTAGACAGAACCCTGCCGAGGGAAGCACGGATAGCGGAGTTCGTCCGGCAAATCAAGAACCCATACAAATTCAAATGTGGCAAGTTCACCGTCACGGTCAAGTACGCTGACAACGGACTGACGTTGGAGGACTGCTTGTTGCAGATGATTAGCTGACGGAAGCGATGACAGAGTTGACTTTCCCACAGGGGATGCGCCACAATCATATTGGAAAAAGATTGAGCCAGCCCCTAATCCTTGATTTTCGGGAAAGTGAAAATTAAGGAGGCTGCACAAATGCAAGAGATTCAATACAAGGCGATTAAATACATTCGCCTGTCACACGCCGATGAGAACGGCGGTCACGAGAGCGACAGCGTGGGAAACCAGCGGAAACTCATTGACGAGTTTCTGAGCAGACACCCCGACATAGAGGTTGTCGGGGAAAAGGTTGACGATGGGTGGTCGGGCATACTCTTTGACCGCCCTTCGTTCAAGGAAATGATGGACGAAATCGAGCAGGGCAACGTGAACTGCGTGATTACGAAAGACCTCTCGCGTTTTGGAAGGGAGTGGATTGAAACAGGGCGCTACCTGCGCCGGATTCTCCCCGCCTACGGCGTGAGGTTTATAGCGATTAACGACAACATCGACACGCTCAATGACAGCGGCGATGATTTATCCGTTTCCCTGAAATCCATCCTCAACGATGCCTATTGCCGGGATATATCCATAAAGGTGCGTTCAGCCCTCGCCATAAAACGCAAAAACGGCGATTTTGTCGGGGCTTGCCCTGTCTACGGCTATATCCGTGACGAAGATAACCGCAACCAGCTTGTGGTTGACGAGTACCCCGCCAGCGTTGTTAGGGAGATATTCCAGTTGAAGCTGGACGGTCACAGCGCAGACCGCATCGCCAATATGCTCAACGAGCGTGGGATTCTCTCTCCGTTGGAATACAAGAAAGACCGGGGCTTGCCCCATGCCAAGGGCGGCTTCGCCGACAGCGATGGGGCGAAGTGGTCTGCCACGGCTATCTTCCGCATCTTGAATGACGAAACCTATACAGGCACGTTGACACAGGGCAAGGTCAGTACGCCCAACTATAAATTGAAAGAGCGTCAAACCAAGCCCGAAGATGAATGGCACAGGACAGAGAACGCCCACGAGCCAATCGTCAGCAAGAGCCGTTTCGACTTGGCGCAGAAAATCCTCCGCCTTGATACCCGAACGTCACCGAAGAACGACAAGGTGTACACGTTTTCGGGTATCCTCATCTGCGGATGCTGCGGAAACCGCATGACCCGCAAGACCGTACCCTACAAGGGCATTAAGTATTTCTACTACTTCTGCCCCACAGGGAAGAAGAACGGCTGCGGCGAGTCCGTGATGGTCAAGGAACAGGATTTGCTTGTCTGCGTATTGGACAGCACCAGAGTCCATGTGTCCAATATAGCTGAACTGGAGCGGCTCTTGGCACTTATGGACGCTGACCGAATGGCAAAGGAAATGGCAAGCAACCTCACGGCGCAGCTAAAGGAGAACGACATCCGGCTTTCCAAAATCCGGGAGTTTAAGGCGGGCTTGTATGAAACCATGATTGGCGGCGATTTGAGCAAAGAGGAATACAAATCCCTCAAAGCCAAGTATGCCGAGGACGCTGAGATTCTGACCAAAGCCAACATACGCCTGAGAGCGGAGATTGAGGACATCTTATCCCTCAAACATGAGCGTATGGCGTGGATGGAGCATTTCAAGGCTTTTGAGAACATCCAGACCATTGACCGCCGTGCGGTAATCTGCCTCATCCAAAGCATCCATGTCAACGGCAAGACGGAACTGAACATTACATTCAACTATGAAGCTGAATACAAGAACACTCTTGCTCTCGTTGAGGGTTCATTGGGCGAACTGAAAGGGGATGCGGCATAATGGCTCGTAAAAGCAGAAAGAACGCAGATGACACTATCGCCGCCGTTGCAGTCGGTACGCCATCATTCCGTGTCGGCGCTTATGTGCGGATGTCCGTTGAGGACAGGAAGCAAAAAGGCAATTCCATCGAAAACCAGCAAGCCATCGTCAATGCCTATATCGAGGAACACACCGACCTTGAACTTGCTGAAATCTACATTGATAACGGTCTGAGCGGACAATACTTTGACCGCCCGGACTTTACCCGAATGATTGCCGATATGGAGAGCGGCAAAATCAACTGCTGCATCACCAAAGACCTCTCGCGCCTTGGGAGAAATGCGATTGACACAGGGTTTTACATCGAAAAATACTTCCCCACCAAAGGCATACGCTACATTGCTGTGACCGACAACTACGATTCAGCCGACCCAAGGAGCGGCGGCGTGATGATTAGCTTGAAGAACATGATAAATGAAGCCTACGCCTTGGAAACCGGGCGTAAAGTAAGGCAGACCAAGCATATGAACGCCCTAAATGGCAAATTCAATGGGCGTATCGCTCCATACGGCTATTTCAAAAGCGAAAACGACCGCCATAAACTTGTGGTAGACCAATACGCTTCCGGCATTGTTCGGGATATGTTTGAAATGGCGGCAGAGCGCAAGAGCGTTTCAGATATAATAACCAAGTTGAACACAAGCGGCATACTGCCCCCCAAGCGATACTTCCACTCCATCGGACTTGCTACCGACAAAGACATTGAGGGCAAACATTATCGTTGGAATAAGAGCGCCATCTACGCAATCCTAAACAATAGGGTATATTGCGGTGACATGGTGCAGGGTAAATTCAAGGCTTCTGGTAATGTCCAAAAATCCGTACCCAAATCTGAGTGGATAATCGTTGAAGATACGCACGAGGGTATTGTGAGCCGTGACCTCTTTGATAGAGTACAGGCGTTGTGGACAGATTCGCCAACCAGAAATCGAACCTCATTCAACGAAAACATCTTTTTGCGCAAAGTATTTTGCGGGCATTGCGGTTACGCTCTCAAGCGACGTAGAAGCGGAAAGAAAGAGGATAACTACCGCTTTGCTTGCTCTACTCGTAGCGTCTATTCAAAAGATGACTGTGTTCCTGTTAGCATCAACGAAAAAGAGTTGAAAGGTGCTTTGATGGAACTGCTGGGTAAGCAAACCGAGGTAATGGGAATCGAAGGTAATGGCGTCAACCAGACCCGGCGCTCCGAACAGCAGTCCGCATACAAAGCCTCACTGCGGGAACTGCAAGCTGAAATCAATAGAAGCAATCACCTAATCAAAACTCTTTACGAAAGCCTTATGACCCAAGACATCACGCAGGACGAATACAGGGAGTTAAAAACAGGCTATGAGGCTAAAATCATCGAGTTGACCGCCAAGGAAAAGGATTTGAGGAACATTATGGTTGAGCAGACAGCACTGGAATCGGCAACCGCCAACGCCGCCACTCATCTTCTTGGGATACGGCACATTGATGATTTGACTGCCGAGAGTCTGGACAGGCTTGTTGAAAGAATCCTTGTTTTCGAGGACAAACATATCGAAGTACATTTCAAGTTTGCGGTCGGCTTGGTTTCAAGCACTTCCGTGGACGCGGAAGGAGACGAACAAAAATGAGTATGACAGCACAGAACAAACAGGATAACCCAAAGACTGCGGTTTCCACTGTGTCCAACGATTACATCATCGCCAAGTACATTCGCCTTTCCTTGGACGATGGCATAACCGAAAGCCTTAGCATCCCCCATCAGCACATGATTCTGGATGCGCACATAGACGAACTGGAAATCCCCAATGCTACGGTGATTGAATTTGTAGATAACGGCTACACCGGCACGAACATGGAGCGTCCGGCTCTGCAAGAAATGCTGGACTTGGTGCGGAGCGGCAGGGTGAACTGCATTGTGGTAAAGGATTTTTCAAGGTTTTCGAGGAACGCTTTGGAAAGCGGCTACTATATTGAGCAGGTCTTTCCTCTGTACAACGTGAGATTTATCGCAATAAGCGAACCTTTTGACAGCGATGATTATAAAGGCGATACAGGCGGCATTGATGTGGCGTTCAAGTTTGTTATTCACGAATACTACAGCCATGACCTTTCCAAGAAAGTAAAAAGCGCAAAGCACACTAAAATGGTCAACGGCAAGTATATTGTTGCTAATGCTGTATATGGCTACCGCAAAAATGCTGCGGGGACATGGGAGCATGATGATGAGGCGGCAGCAATCGTCCGCGAGATTTACGATTTGGCATTGGAAGGAACGCCTGTATCGGAAATCCGCAATAGGATGTTTGAATCAAGCTATCCCACACCGGGAGAATACTTGAAATTAAAGCGTGGTAATGACATTACCCCCGCTTGTCTATGGTCTACCCGCAATATTACCCATATCCTCACAAACGAGCAATACATCGGCACATATATTGCCGGAAAGGAAAGGCAGGATGTGGTGGTTTCACAAAAGGTAATAAGACCTGACAAGAGTGAGTGGATTATGATTCCTGACAGCCACCCGCCCATTGTGAGTAAAGAGTGCTTTGCAGAGGTACAGAGTTTGCTCGGCAGAAAGCCGCCAGAATGGTTTTCCACGCAAACAATGGAGGTAGAATGTGAATCTCAACCTTCTTTCATACTGAGCGGTGAGGCATTGCCACATAATCGTTCATACGGATTTGTGAAAAACCAAGATGGTGTATACGAGGTAGACACAACTGCGGCAGAGGTAATAAGAACGATTTACAAGATGGCTACGGACGGGATTCCTACCAAAATGATTTGCGACAGGCTTGTTTCTATGCAAGTTCCCACTCCGCACGAGCATATTAGAAAGGCAAGGGGTGAGGTTTTTGCGCCTAAATGTAAATGGTCAGCGAAGATGGTTCGTGACATTTTGAGGAACATACAATACGCAGGGGTTTGTGTCACAGGAAAAACACAGAGAGACCCCTACACAGGCAAGACGCGTTATACGCCCAAAAAAGAATGGGTACTCATTCCTGACGTGTACCCGGCTATAATTAGCAATGAAATGTTTGAGGCAGTCCGAAATCTTAGCCGTAGCAGAAAAAGCGTCCAGATTAGAGAATACCTGCTGCGAGGGAGAGTGCTTTGTGGTTGCTGCGGTCATGCCATGAGTTATGAACGAATGAACAACCAAGTGTTTAGCTGTTACTTTACTGCCTCAGACCCCGACAGTTTATGTCATAAGTTCAAGGTTGTTGCCTCAGAATTAGAAGAAGCTGTGTTGGAGATTATTAGGAAACAAGCGGAGGTTATTCTGAACACCACGGATTTATCTGACCTCCACAAAACCAGCGGGAGCGCACAGCAGATTGCCGACTATGAGAAACGGATAAAAGCCCTCGTTGAGCAACGGCAATCCTTTTATGAGCAGTTTGTCACAGGGCAAATCGACCGACAGACCCACCAATCACTCAAAACAGATTGCGCAGAGCAGATTGAATGGCTCAACAAGCAACTTTCGTTATGTAAGCAATCCGTATCTGCAATCGAAGCCAGCCAGAAAACCTCCGCCATAGCTAAAAGCGTGTTGAGCGATACCACCACGGAACAGGAGATTGTAGATATGCTCGTAGACAAAATCCATGTGTTCCCGAATGACCACATGGAAATAACATGGAATGTGACGGGATTTGCTTCCGGCGCATAGCATCAAAAAACCGCCTGTCTGAAACTGATAGGCGGTTGGTTTTGTACCTTGAAAAAAATATTCCACTATTTTTTAGTTTTTGCTTGACGTAAGCCTCTGCAACGGCGATGTCAACTCCACGCTCTTTTGTCAGTA